TTCGTAAGCTTCTTGTTTTACTTTTTGCTTTTCTTTTCTTGAAAGCTCTTGAAAATCAATTTTACCTTCTTCAATATCTTGCCAAGTAGGTTCAGAATTTTCTTCAAAGTCTGTATTATTAATTGTATTTTCATTATTTTTGTTATTTTCATTATCATTTGGTAACTCCTGTTTAGATTGCTCTGTATTTTCTGTTAAGTTTTCGTTTTCTAAAGTCATGTTTAATTTATAATTATGTTAATTTCACTTTTTTTTACTACTTTAAAGTAAAGTAATTCCTCACCAATTTCATAAGGCATTATTTCCCCCACAAATGGATCACAATACACAACATCACCGATTTGTAAAGGTTTGTGTATTTCTTTATCTTCTAAAATAAAATCTAAAACATACCCAAACTGCCTTGAGTAAACTTCGTCTTTCCCTACCCAACTTTCACCTTTAGCAGAAACGATTTTACTTTTTCTACACTTTCCAATATACAATATAATTGTATTGGTTTTGAATAATGAAATAGGGCAATTTTTTACCTTTTCATCAACTTTTAACACTTCTAAAGCGGTTTTTTTATCTAGCATACTATTTAATTAAATTATTTAAAAAAGCTATTAGTTCTTCCTTTTCTTCATCATTAAGCTCTTCCTTCTTTGCAAGGTTAGACGCTCTTAATAAATCATCATAGGTAGTTCTAAATTCTCTAATCTGGTTGAATACAGCAATCTCGGCGGGAGTTCTATCTAAATTTCCATCAAATACAGCTTTTGAAACTATTGCGACAGCTTCCTGCATGCAATAATCTTCTTTTTGCTCTAAGTATCTTACATAATGTTTAGTAAGTGGACTATTAAGCCACTGTACTATCGTCTGCAATTGTTTGTCCTGTGTCATTATTTAAGTCAGTTTGTTGTTTTGATAAAGATTCAACTTCCATTTTAATTCTTTCCAAGGAAGCTTTCTCTTGTTGAGAGATAGCATCTGAAATATTTTTAATGGCTTGACTTTCTTTAACTTTAATTTCCGACATCATTAAATTTAATTTATCGGCTTTTTCTTCAATGTCAGCAGCAGCTTTTATAGAAGCTGTCTGACTGTCAATTATTTTAGCATCAGCTTTTTTACTTTCTGATTGAGCTAAAATCATATCTGCTTGCGGAGTTGGCTCTGGAACTTGCATAATATTATTTAATTCCGGCATTCCTAGAGATTCATTTCTTTTCTTCCTTAATTCAAAACCATCATAAAAAGGATCTTGCAACAAAGACTCATATACTTGAGCCTTAGCCATTTTTTGAGATTTAGTAATGTTTGAAGCGTCTGTCAATAGTACAATTTCTATTTCATCATTATCAAAATCATCTGCAGGATAAACCTCCTCTGGCTTCGTGTTAGTTATTTTATGATATAATTCTCTATTGTAATAAAGAGAATTTAATCTTCTTCTGACTTTAATTTCTTCTATAAAGCTCTCATTAAGTAATTTAAATATAGAGTTCTCTATTGAGACTGCATTTTCTGTTAAACCTAAAAAAGTAGTAGGAGCCATGTTAGCTTGCACATTTCCCGTAAGTACATCTCTTAATAATCCAATATCCTTACCTGCCCCTATCATATTTTCTAATAACGCTAGCATTACTGGCGAAGGTTCTGGAATCGGGGGGGTAAAGAACTTATCTGCAATATTCCCGCCACCTAAAGCAATAACTTTTTTAAATTCACCCATCTTTAGAGTCAATCCGCCACCTCTAACATTTAAATCATTAGCAACAAATCCGCCTCCTTTAATTTTAAGGTGCATTGAGTCTATCAATTGATTTATAGAAGTGTTTATAGAAGAGTTAATGTTTTTTAAGAAATAAGGTAAACCCAATCCAAAAAACGAGCCATCAAAGGACGGCATGCATCTATAAGCAATAAGATTTACAATTCTATCTATATTATAAATAGAGCCGTCTATTTCCTGTATCCCAAATTCATCAAAATCAGTAGTTATCCTTACTACTCGTTGATTTCCTACATCAATAATAACATTATATGGTTCTTTATAACCATCTCCGTCCAAATCAATAAATGTGTGTTGCTCGATAAATTTATATCTATCTGCATTTACATCCTCATCATCTAATCTTATAGAAGAGTCACTGTCCTGTGCTAATAAAAGGTTAGATTCATAATCGTAATCTACAAATAGATTGCGATTAATATTAGCTTGAATCTCATTTTTAGATAAAAAGAATTCTTCTGTATATATACTATCTTCTAAAGAAGTGATGCTTTTATTAACTATAATTTTGTCTGGAAATATTAACTTACTATAGTTCTTGTTTTTAACCGCATCATATCCCTCTTTTCTATACATAGTACCCAAAGAGATAACACCATATAGCAACTGGATAGTTTCTTGCTTCCAGTTTGGCATTAATTGTTTGACTTGATAGTTCATAGCTAAAGCTACTCTCTGGGAAGATTTAGTCTTTTCACCTATATTTATTTTTTCCACTTGCCCCGTTTGCTCATTTATGATAGGTTCACCATTTAAAGTTTTTTCTTCTCCGTTATCATCACCAACAATTTTTCCTTTGTAAATATCATCATCTGGAAAAAAGGCATTAAAAGCTTTAGAGGCTAGATTGATTACAGCATTAGAGCATAAAGGGAACACAACATCAGAAGCTCCATCAAAAGGCTTATCTCTATTAGAAATCATGCAGACAGCTTGAATATCTTTTTTCCAAGAAGCTATATTATCCTCCATACTAGATAAAGAAGTATTATATTCAAGTAACGCATCTTGTTTTATCTGATCTAGCCTATCATCAGTTAATTCAAAAGCTACATTTTCTAAAGTTGTATATTTTTGTAATTTTTCTAGTTTTTTCATGTACAATATTTTTAAACTTGCTATAAAGTAATACTAAAAATTTAATTGTCAATAGCCAGTTATTAAATCTCCTTGTCTAAATTGCTCTTCGTCCTCATATTCCTCCTCTATATCATCGTAAAGGAAAACATTGTAGGCAAAGGTTAAAGCCCAAGCGTCAGAATAATCAGTTGATCTTTTTATTTTTTTTCTAATATCATCTTTTGACCTTAGTTTTATTTTCCCAGAGCTGTCAGGAGGTAGTCTTTGTTGCATGCAAAGCTCTTCAATAAATGGTTTTAGATAGGGAATATAGCATGGCTGGTTTTCAATCCACTCAATTCCCCTGTAATACATTTCGGCTCTTTTATTAAAGTATTTTTGCTCGTCCGCTCTTCCCTGAAAGTCAACACCAACAACAATATCGCCCCATCTTAATGTTCTCAACCTGTCATAAACACCAGGATTATACCCCTTATCAATAAAAACTTTGACTGGTTGCCACCTCTGCATCAATTCTATAGTTTTTTGCACTAACTCATCAGTTAACAATCCCCTGAATTCTAAAAATTCTACTACTATTCTGCCTTTTCTTATGCAAAATACTGATTTATCCTTACCTGATCCAGCAATATCAATGCCTATAATAATTCTTGCCGTTTCTTCTATCTCTTTTTTTTCAAAAGCTGCCGCTAATACATCCCTATCTACTAAATCACTTTCAATGGTAGCAGAAAATGCCTCTGAAGGACAAGCGGGATATTCTTGACAGAACTTTACTAACCCTGATATACCAGTTTCTTTTTTTAGCGAATCAAATAAGCTAATCTTGGAAGCCCTCCAATTCATCTGCTCTGCTGTTAAATCATATTCATTTTGATATTGCTGATCCGCTGCTGATAATTTTAAATCTTGAACAATTTTTAATCTATAATCTTTGTCCCAGAACCATGGAATAAATTAGGATTTTCTGACATGCAAAGCTCATAGAACATATTATTTGTTCCATTTGCTGTTGATTCAATAATTATTTCTGTATTGTCCAGCTCTGGCACAGTTTGCATAATACCAGTCATAAGTTTAGCACTATTTTCATAAAAAGCTGCTTCTGACATGTGTAGCAACTGAATAGTATCTGATCTTCCTATTTCACCAGAGCCAGCAGTACCAACCCCGTAACCAGAATCATTATCAAAAACTAGTCTTTTAGCATTATCTTCTAACTTTACTCTTTTTAATTCTTCGGGTAAGTTTTGATAATATCTTGCTACTAATCCATAAAGGTTATTCGTAGCATCTTCTCTATGTGCTAGAATAAACGCTTTAATACCTTTATTAAGCAGAACTCTATCAAAAAATCTGGCAGCAACATAAGTTGAAACACCTTGTTGCCTAGCTTTTAATATCACAGCCCTAACTCTACCTTTTTCTTTCCTTATTTTTTCAAGTTCGTTATGTAGATATGTTTGGGCGAAGTTAAGTTTAAAGGGAACAGCTCCTCCTGTTTTGGGTCTAATCTTGTATAATTTTTCGCAGCGTAGGACAAAATCCTCTTTAAGTTTCTTTAATTGTTTTAGTTCTTGAGGAGATATATCTTTCATTTATCGTCTGACAACATTTCTAAAAAAGTTGTGCCATAGTTGTTGTTTTGGATATTGGTTTGTTTTTCGTTTAAACCACCCCCAACCATTTCAGCAAATACTTTTATTGCTTTAATTTTATCCTCATCTTTTTCCGAAGACATTGCTATTTGATATATCTGGTTTAACATATCTTCAGCCTTAGTGACATTGCCCTTGTGACCAATCTCATTAAATACACTTCTCGCAAATAAAGAAAACTTTTCTTTTTCTTCTATTTTTTTTAAATTTTCAAGAGCTTTTTCGCTATGTTTTTTTACTTTAGATAAATAATTCATACTAGCAATAAGATGGGCAAATTACAGGATTAACATAAGATTCATTTGGCTCTGTGCATACTTTCACAGGTCGAAAATTCTGACAAGTGCAATAACAATAAGAATGAGCGTTAAATGTAATAAAATAAAGAGATAGTGTTAATAAGACGAGTTTTTTCATAATAAGTCACAGTCATAAGTTAAGCTTGTGGTTGAAAGCTAGATGAAAAACAACCACAAGCCAAAATGTCTTTGATAGCCAAAAAGACTACATTAAGATAACAATTAAAATTTAAATTGCAAGAAAATTAACAATCCCACTTTTTTAAAGCTAATCCTTTCCTAGTTAATTTGCCTTTTTTAGAGGTAGCCCCCTTAACCCCAGACATTCTGGCACAAAAAGATTTTCTTCTTGCAGCAGCTTTAGGACTTTTTTTAGCCTTAGCTGCACTAACAGGTGCTTTTAATTTACTGCCAGTAGCTTTATTGTATTTTGCCCTACCTTTTGCAGTTAATCCACCAGATTTACTTTTTTCACCTCTTCCAATAGAAAGGTTAACAGATTTCTTTTTTACCATTTTGATTTTTTGACTTTATTCTAAAAACACCAAAATATTCTTCAATAGATTTTATTAATTTTTCTTTAGATTCACCATCGCATTTTTCTATTATGTACAAAATATCATCTTTTACATCATCAATCTTATAAAATTTTTCTCTATGCAAAGAAAGAATAGTATCAGCAGTATAATTAGTTTTGCTTAAACAGCCAGTTATTTCATGATATACTATGGGAACTTCATCAAGTAAAAACTTATAATCTGATAACTCTTTCTTAACTTGCTTCTTATCAAGCTTTCCATTTTTCTCAACAATATCTTTCCAAAAGCTATTATATACTCTATCTACCTTATTTGTCATCGTTAGTCAAGTTATCTGTCTTTAAAGTTGTAGTTGCAACTTTGGACGGTCAACAACTACAAGCCCCTAAATTTATCGATCCTAAAAACCAATAAACAAAACTATAGTAACTAGTATCTAATAAAAAGCAATAAAAATTTACTGAAAGTTCATATTTATTTGCTGATAGGCAACTTATAGGAAGCCGATAGGATATTAAGAAGCTTGAAATAAAAATAAAAAAGTGTTTACAAGCAGTTGGAGTAAGGGTTTGTTAAGGTATTATAATTTATAGTAAGGGTAAAAAGTATACACAATATAACTATACATTTTATTGATTAATTATCCTTACTAATAATCAAAAACTTTTTAAATGTTTCTTTTTCATCATCTTGTAAATCTTCCCAAGACTTTCCAATTCCCCCACCTTCATCAAACTCTTTTAAAGCTTCCATAACATCTTCATAATCTTCTTCCTCATAAAAATCAATTTCTTTTTCCATAACAATATTATTTATTTTTCTTATCCTTAATCTCTTCCAACCTATTGACCCCCAACTCATCTAACTTTTCCAAAACACATAACATACACCACTTACCTTCGTGATCTTTAACATTAGAAGAAATCATCTCAATAGTCTCACCATGCTTAGGGCAAGCTAACTTTTTATTAACAACTTTCATAACACACCTATAATTAAAAACGGTTTTCAAAAATTTTATATATATTATTTTCAAAAAAACCAAAAATCAACAACAAAACAAAAAAACATAAAAAAGAAAAAACTATACAAAAAACAGTTGACAAACAAAAAAAAGTAAAATAAAGTACTTGACAAATCTATTAAATTTGGGGGATTAAGGGGGTAGCAGCAAACTTGCTACACTACGGATGTTTGCGTTAGTGCCGCTATCAAGCGGAAACGGTGTTTCAAATTGTTAAAATCTTGGTTTTCAAAAATTATATAAAATTCTTGGGGTGAAGATATACCTTTACACCCCATTTACCTTCCTACCCCCCTACCCCTTCAACCCTACAGCCAAGCAACTCTAGCAGTATTCATCCTCATCAAAATCATTAATTATCTTATCTATTCTATGTAGTCTTTCTATTGCATCTTGAGTGATTGAAAGTTTTATCGCATTAACAAATGATTGGAATCTAAAAAAGGGTAACTTGCCCTCGTCTGTATATCTATAATAATGTGTTCTTGTAACTCCTAAAAGTTCTGCAATTTCTGTTGCTGTTAAGCCCAGCAAGTCTTTCAGCTCTAAGAGCGGAGTAATATTAATCAAATCTAATCTACCCTTATTCAACCTTCCCATACATACTCTCCCCCTATTCTGTAACCTCTATAACTGTTACTTTATAACATTACTACCTTAACTACTTCATAACTATCAAACTCAATCTCTTTCTCTTTCTTCTCTTTCTTTGCTGCTTCTTTCGCCATCTCTTCGGCTGCTTTCTTTGTCTTGAAGTAAACAATATTAGCATAATTCACATATCTTGACAACGTTGCTTTGCCATTAATTATAGGTAATACTATTGGATCAATATGAAACTCGTCATCCTTATTAATAAGATAACATTCGCCTAGTATTTGGTTATTAAATTTTACTTTGTACATTTTTTTCACAATTTTATTAATATCTTTTTTTAAATTAGCTATCTTTTTTTAACTTTCAACAACTTTCTCTTGAATATTATCAGTCATTTACAGCCCCTTAATCATTTGTTGCTTAATCTCATGCGCCTTTAACAGCACATCAACTTTCTCAATTACCTTTTTACTTGGCTGGTACTTCTCATCATCAGACTCAAGCCTTCTTATCCATCTATCACGATGCTTGCCTGTTAGCCCTAATTCTTGTGCAAATTTATCGCAACTAAGATTTAGGGTTAGGCGGGCTTGTTTAAGTTGTTGTTTGTTCATTTAATAAGTCCTTTACAAAATAATATAGAGTTTTAGGAATTTTCTTTTTATATGTTCTTCTGCTTTCATAGGCGATCAAAGAATAATGGCTAAAAACTCTTTCATCATCTAAAAGATTGTTTGGATTCTTATATACCTCTACTTCTATTACATCGCAATCTGGATGCTTTAAGCAATGTCTAATTGCATCGCCCCAAGTCATGCCCATACATAAACCACTTGCTATCTTGTTATTTATTACATTTCTCATATTTTCTCCTTATTTTGTTAAGTGGGCTAATTGCCCGTTGTTTATATTATAAACCCTAAGAATTAGGGTGTCAAGTATTATTTTATACTTTTTCTTGACTTTCTTTTGCTCCCCCTTTATTATCCCCTTAACTACTTATTCTCCTTTTGGCTAAATTACGAGCTTTGGTCATTGTTGATGCGGTTGTGTCTGTTTCCTCAATCAGGCACAACTATTCTTTTCCCAATATACTACACTTTATTTCAACGATTCCCTTAATCACTTTTTTACTTGACAAAATAACTCAACCCTAAACCTTCTATTTTTTTCCTTGCTTGTCTTTCCCTATCTCTTTATCAAAACCTTTCTCTTGCTCTTTATACTTCGTTTATATTAATATTGTATTATATTGAAACATTTTGTTAATAATTTCTTTTCTTTTGTATTTACTTCTTGACATTGCTTTAGCCCTTTATTCTCTAGTGTCTAAATAAATAATAAATATTTTACATTTTTTTTAAATAAATGCTTGACATTATATTTTACTTCTTCTATTATATTAATCATAAGTTCTAGGGACTTATATATAATAAATAAAAAAAAGGAGGTTTTATGTTTACTTTTTGTTTGAACTTCTTAAGTTCTTCGCTGATTGTTTTAGCGATGAATTACTTTTTATTTATTTTTCTTTGTAATTAATTTTGAGGTATTTTATGACTTTAGACTTTTCAAATAAGCTGGATTTAGTAATCGAGCAAATTAAAGAACTTAGTGGGGTTGAGCTTGTTACATTAAATAATATTTATTGTGACGAGGTTGGTGATTCTGATAATTGCATTCACAGCAATGACCAATATTTCTTTGAAGATTATTTTAGCCATGATGTTATTGCTGCGGTTCGTGCTGTTGCTTTTGGCGATTATAACTATTCTGATAATTATGTAAAGTTCAACGGTTACGGCAATCTCGAAACTTTTCATTATTTATCTGTCGAAGATCTTCCGCATAGTGTTAGTGAAATAGCTGATTACGCTATCGAACGCGACAATAATTTTGAGGGGTTGCTAGACCTTGATTTTGAAGAACAATTATAATTGGGGGTAAAAAATGACAAATAAGGAATTTATAAAGCAGTATATTAATTCATATATGGGTGATTCTGCAAAAAATGGCAATATGAGCTACAACAATGGCTTGTTATTTAGTTACAATACGGCAATAGCTAAAAAGTTCTGTTGGGGTTTTTTGGTTAGTAATACCAAATATTCCGTTTCAACTTCGGCTCAACAAAACTTATTGTTAAAGCAATTGGAAGATGGGGGTTCTAATATTATTATCTTGTCAGATCTTCCTTTGAATAATAAGTTTGAGAAGCAGGAAATAATTCAAAGTTTACAATGCTCTTTAAAGAAAATAAAAGAAGAAATTTTATCAAGCAAAACAAAGAATAATATTGCTGTTTGTAATTGTACAGAAATGA